TTTGTTCTTAACAAATAATCATAAACCTCATAATTTCGGTTGCCTTCATCTCCCTGAATTAGACCAAATTTTCCTTTCTTTCCCAAGATAACTTGATTGTACGGATATCCTGGTGAAGTATACATATTCATTGGATCCATAAAATCGATTCCTTCAACTCCATTCAAAGCGATTTTTTCCGAAACAACTTGTCGAGGATATTCTGAATCTAAGTCCTTCATTAAAAACCAAATGCCATCAACCACACGATCTAAAGTGATTTGATTGACAAGCGGACAGATATTACCATATTTTTGAACTCCCTCCTTTAATGGTGAAAGTGAATGTAGATTCCGAATATCAAATTTCGTCAATACCGATGGAGCTGTTTTCATTGGATAAACTTTTCCGAATAACGGTGATGGTTTTAACTTTGTCTTGTCACTTACATAAATAGAACGTGCTATTGTTCCAAAGCGTGAAAAATTTCCTTCTAAAACCAAATTGCAAAAACCCAAATCAGCATTCAAATCTGCCGGTATTGGTAATGCTAAATTAATCAATGGTTTTAATTTTTCCACTGCTTCTGCTATCATTTGTTGAGTAACAGGATGTGCAACTCCGACCTTACCTGCTTTTCCTGCTACATGAATACCAATCAATTTTCGTGGAGCAACTTTTGACATTGCTATTAACGGTGCTCCACACGTTCCATTTGTTGTTGGTGCTTCATAAAACCAGCATGTGAATTGTCTAAACAAAACACTTGCTCCTTGATAAATTGGTTGATGAGTTCTTATTTCTCGAAAGCGTCTTTCTTCCAAAATATCTTCTTCGCTCAATGCATATTGAAAAACATCCGTATTTCCTGTCACAGTTGTTATTTGTGTAAGAAGAGGTCTTCCATTTCGCTGAAGTGATGCCAACATTCCTGGGAACGTATAATGCATGATCTTATCTTCTTCGCGCATAAAATGATGTCTTATATCGCGGAAAGCACGCACTGCTGAATCGCATTCGTAAATTGCAACGTCTTGTCCTACTCGAACCAATTTTGTTGGATTAAATTGTTGTCGAAAAAAGACGTCGCCTGCTCGAATCTTAAGCCAAACTCCTTGAGGAAAGATATTACCTTCTCGATCTTGAAAGAAATGGTTGGGAGCCATTAATAGTCGACCACCAATCATTAAACCGTGCATATTAAAACGATCATTTTCGATGTCAACTAAATTTCCGAGAATGCAAGAGTTTGTTACTTCAATTGCATTTTCATCTCCTGCCTGTTTTACTGCAGTATAAATAACTTGCGGTTTATGTGTATTACCGCTATAAGCTCCTTGTTTCGTTAACCATTTTTGAATTTTAGGTTTGGACAATAATTCATTAATGTGATCTTCAACTTCTTGATCTGTCATTGAATTTAGATCTGGAATTGTTTCAATAGCAGCTTCATATTCTTCAGCCGCTCCTGGTGGTAAATTTCGAATCTCATTAAATAAGCGTGCCCATCGTCCTTGCGCATCGATCTTTTGAACTCTCGGATTCGTTAAGTAATAACGCACTTTATAATACGTTTTACGAACACGAAACCAAAGGGTATCCATTTGTTCTTTTGCTTGTTCTTGTACAGCAACTGGAACTGCCATTCTAACAATTCGCGTAGACATGAATTTTAAAATGTCATATACGGCATAAGTCGTTAACATAATACCCACAACTGGTAAAACAGCATCAAGTGCTTTAACCCAAGCAGGAATTCTCAATTCTCCAAACTCAGGAATATCTTCATCTTGTGCTTTCCAAACTTCATACCATTTTGATATTAACGGCGTTTGTCCTGTTAACTTTCTAGCCATTGCATCCATTGAAATAAATCCCGCTGTGGACCCAGCAACCAATCCGAGAGCTTCAGCAAATCCATTTGCCAATCCTTGTTTTTCAATACGCGTAACACAGGAATGATTTTGATTTATTCCATGATTACGAGCTCTAATACATGATGGTTCTTGACAATCAGGTGGTTCTTCTGAAAATCTTGATTCTGAAGTTGATGGTATACTTTCTGTTGAAATTGTTGCTACAGATGATAAAACACGATTTGAATTATCAATCATTTTAAGAACGTTTACATAAGAACGCTCCTGTTCAATACGATGGTTCTTATAATCTCTCTTGATATTTGCGATAAATTGCTGATAATCAATATCACAACCTGGACCAATTGTATCATCGGTAACTTTTGTATGTTGATTGAAAATCCAGTGTGAACAATCATCTGGAATTTTTGACGGATCAACTGCTGGTGAAGTTGTCATTCGATATTCTGGTTTCACTTTAACACGATACATAGCATGTCTCCTTCGCCATAAAGCTTCTCTATCTGCTATTGAATTAGGTGAAATAAATCCGGTATTAGATGTTATAATAATCACTTGTGAGCGAAAAACGTCACCTTTATCTTCAACTGCTGCTTTATTCACACGATACTGTTCGTTTGAAACAATGCTAATTAATTCAGCATGTTCACCTGGTTTTACATTCTGTGAACTCGTAGCACCGTAATCATCGTATTTTACGGCAAATTGTCCTGTATAACCATCCCAAAAATCAATGGCGGCATTTCGCGAATATGATAAATTCGGTTCTTCATTGTCGCATTCGGCTAATATAGCCGGTAAAACAGTTGAAATAAATGATTTTCCTTGACCCGTCTGGCCATAGAGATATACCACAAATGGTACAGCTCTATGAACACGATGCAAAGCTGACATATCTACAAGTGCATACAAAGCATCAATCTTTTTGAACGTCGATTCAAGTAGTCGATACGCAGCCATGGATTTTGGTCCAGATTGCGTACAAACTTTCAATACTTCCTGACCTTGGCGATATAATTCCAAAATCTTCTTCTGTGTTGGTGGATGAAACGACGCTTTATTTTTATATTCAAAAGAATCCAAAGTATTTACATCATCGACCCAATTATAATACAACGTGCCCGGTGCAAAAACTCGCAACCACCACCTCATAGGAATTACGTAGTTCAACCATTCTTGCAACTGATCCGGGATTTGACGTACTAGCATAAAAATAAAATCCGTAAGACTTGTCGCTTCTTTTTTCAGGTTGTCCTTCAACCGTAATGCTTCATTTACATAACGAATTTGATTATATGAAGGTTCTTTTCCCAACATACACATGCCTAAAGCTTTTGTGAAAAAATTTCCCATTTTTTCCTTATCATCACCCTGCATTTCTAGATTTCCAACCCCCTCTTCAGATTGTCTCGAAGGAAGGATGCCCATTAATGAAGCGATAAAAGAATTGATGATTTTAATGTCAAGTCCGAAAAGTTGTAAAATCCGAACAATCAATGTTGGTACTAAAGCATAAGCTGCTTTCAAAATTGCAACCACAATGTCGTACATAATAGTCAAAGCTGATATTATCTTTGAAACAAATGGTTGTACTGCTGGTATTGAATCGCAAATTTTGCGAACGTGACCAATCAAATTGGAAAATTCTTCTGCAGCTTTTGTTATTGATGCTGCTGAATTTTGACAATCAGAAATGAGTGTTGATATTTCTGGAGTCATTGATGACATAAAATTCGAAGCTTGGTTCAAATTACTTATTGCCTCGGATGTTCCTGGCGCAATAAGATCGACAAAATGTCTTTGTATTGGTGGTACTGGTTCAACGTATGAGCCAGCGGAACGTGCATATTCAATTCCATTATGAGGAGGCGAATGATGTATATCACTTCCAACTAAGTCATGAACAGAAGACGGAGAAACTGAAAATTCCATGGCGACATGAACAGGTTCATTCCGCGTGCTAATAGCGGCATTCACTGGTACAGATAGGAACCATTGTTTCATCGGAGGTCTACTCAGTAAAATAAGGACCTACTTCTCAACAGAGTGTAGTTTGCTTATCCATAGAGGCTACGATATAATCTGCAACAGCATAGGTCGGGCACAAAATAAAGTCTATTCCAAGAGCTACAGCACCAAGGAACTTTCTAAATCTTCAAACCAAATTTTGAAGTGCCGTATATAAGGATAGTTTAAAACGCATATTTTAATCGTTCATTTTCTTATAGGATGAAAATTAAATAAAAACCAAATTATATGTTGACGTTCTAAAAGTAGATACGATCTAAACTAAACTATGTCTAAAAATCAAATTGTAAAAACAACGAGAAATAAAAACATGCCAAATAAGATAGATCAGGACTTTGTCTAAATGCCATTTCTTCACAGATAATGACGAACTGTTTAAGAGGGGAGGGGGGGTAACCC